TTCCCTAAGGGGGGTGAAATTTCGTCTCAAGAGGGTCGAAATTTGGAGGGCAAGAAAGCAGTAGAAGAACAACAGAAGAACGGAGAACAGCAAAACGCGCGGCCTGCGCCGCGAGTTGCGTTGCATGCCGAGATTAGATCGATCGAACTGCCCGACTGGCTGCCGGCTGCTGCTTGGGCTGATTGGTGCGAGCACCGCGAAGCGAAAGCCAAGGATGCTCCGTGGACGATGGCTGCAGCGAAGGTGTCGATCAAGCGCCTGCGCAAACTGCTCGACGCCGGACAGGCGGTCGTTGCGGTAGTCGACGAGGCGGTGCTTCGAGGCTGGACGGGTCTATTCCCAGTCAAAGGAGACTCGGTATCGGCAGGCTCGACCGCCACGCTGCCAGCGGACTGGCACAAGACGTCGGGCGGCGTCACCGAACGCGGCAAGCAACTCGGCGTGACGCAGCGCGATGGTGAGGTGTTCATGCACTTCAAGGCACGTGTCGTGAAGGCTGCCGGGCCCGGCGAATGGATGGAAGCGATGCTGGCTGACACGGCGCGGTTCGGCGATGAGCAATACGAGTCACTGTATCGATACTTCAACGACATCCCGCGCGAGCAGGTCGCGCAAGCGGAGGCCGCATGACGAAGCGAGCCTCCTGGCCGATGCGCGTTGACGTCGGCGCGACGCATGTCGGAACGGCCCGTGTTCGCGACGACTCACGGCCGAAGATGACGGCCGCCCAGAAAGCGATCTTCGACGCGACTGGCAACCGGCCGCAGGCCGACGCCGGTTTCGACGACATCGCCGACGGCGTCGACGGGGGCCGGCCGGTGCCACTGTCGATGCAGAAGCCCGCGAAGCCGTCGAAATACCGGAACCAGCGCTGCGAGCATGAGGGCATCACGTTCGACAGCAGACGCGAGCGCGATCGCTGGATTCAGCTCTGCCGCGAGCGTGACGCCGGTGTGATTGCCGAGCTCGAGCGCCAGGTCACTTTCATTCTCGCCGATCCCGTTGTGATCGACGGCAGGAAGAAGCCTGCACTGCGCTATGTCGCGGACTTCGTGTACGAGCGCGAAGGCAAAACGGTGATCGAGGACGTCAAGGGCGTAATCACCCCCGAATACCGCATAAAGCGGCACCTAATGGCAGCACGCGGGCTGCAAATCGTCGAAATCAAGTGAGGGTCGAATGGCACACGGGAAGTTGGGTCCGGTCTCGGTAAAGATCGTCGAATACGTGAAGGCAAATCCCGGGATCCATGCCGGTGAGATCACGCGGAGACTCGGTAAGGGAAGTACCGGCAGCACGCGCGAGTTGATCCGCCATTTGCTTGAGGCCGGGTATCTCGTCAGGGGAGAACAGGTCTACGCGCCAGGTGCTAAGGGGCATGCCGTCCACCCTCTGACGTACACAGGCAAGCCGTATCAGGCTGGATATGACACGGGTGGCTCGGCGCGAGCCGCTCGAATTCAGCAGCGCATTGCCGAAGAGCGCGCGCAAGAGGCGCAGCTGAACGAGTCGGTCGTATGGGCCGGCAAGGTGATCTGCGCGATGGTGCAATGCGCACAGGTCGCCGCATGAAGCGCTCCGGTTTCGGCCCGCGGAAAACCCCGATGGCACGCGGTTCGTGGTCCCGTAAAAGCTCACCTTTGCCCGAGCAGTCGCCGCGCAAGGTAGTGATGAAGCGGCGAGCGAAACGGCCGACGGTGGCCGAGGGTTCGAAATACCTCGCCGCATGCCGCGGCGAGCCTTGCTATCTGCGCATGCGCGGTTGTCTCGGCGGCGGAGAAACGGTCGTTCCCTGCCACTCGAACCAGGCGAAACACGGTAAGGGCATGGGCCTCAAGGCGCGCCACGAATTTACGGTGCCCGGCTGCTCGAATTGCCACGCATTGATCGATCAAGGCCCGGGGCTGCGCGAGCACAAATTCGCAGCGTGGGATGTCGCTTACGAGGCTTGGGTGCCGGTGCGCGCCCGGAAGATGGGAGAGACAAATTGCCAGTGAGATTGTGGGTTGAGATTCCGGACGGCACATACAGCGCGCCGAGACGTCGCGGCGCCGGCGGAACGATCTTCTACGAGCGTACGCGCGAGATCGACGCGACCGTTTTCCGGATCGCGCGGATCGCGACCGTCAAGCGCCAGTTGATCACCGCTGTCGAGGTGGATGCTTTCATTCCGGAAATGCACCGCGGGCGTATTCCGAAGGGTGATCCGCGGTGGATAGCGCCTGGCGTGTTCCGAACGAAGGCGTATGTCTATCGAAACCAGAAATCGCGCGAGCTCGGGCAATTCATGGACAGCGGCGAGCTCGTACGGAATTTGGAGGATCAGGGATGACGCCGGCGAAATATCAAGCCGCTCTGAGCGGACTGTCTGCGATCGCGAAAAAGGTCCTCGAAATGGTGCCGATTCAGGAGGCATGGTCGCGTTCCGAAATTGCCGGCCATCTGCTTCGGGTAACGAAGAGCTCGCCGGACGCGGCGGTGATCGATGGATGCCTGGGCCGGCTGAAGGATTCGGGGCTGATTCGCGAGGCGAGTCGCGGGCGCTATCAACGTATCGAGGTCAGGGAAAGGGAGGTATTGAAAGTGCCGGATCAGAAAGCTGAAAAAACTGCCGACGTACATGCCGATCAACCGATTCCGCCGATCGAGATCCTGTCCAGGCTGGCCGAGCGAGCGCGGGCAGTCGCGACGGAGCTCGTGATGCTCGCGTCCGACATCGAAACGGCGGCGCTCACGATCGAGCAGGGCAATGCTGAAAACGTCGCCAATCTCGAAAAGTTGCGCCAATTCCAATCTCTGCTGAAGAGCCTGGCATGAGCGAAATCGCATGCATCGAACTGTCCTCGGTGCCGGCGCCGCTGATCGACAGTGCCGCTCGCCGATTAGACGGCGCCTCGGGTGATCGCCTCATCGCGTTCAGCGGTTGCCCGATGGTCGGTCGCGAGGTCGACGGCGGCGAAATCGAACTTTCGTTCCCGCGCACGATCGAGATCCGCGAGTCGCTTATCGACTGGATGCTGTATTGGGGCATCCCTTTCCGGGTGATGCCGTGATGGCCGCGACACGCCATCCCAAGGGCGGCCCGGTGGCTCGACTTGCGGGCCTTTGGGCGAACGAGCCGGCTTTCCTCGAATGGATGCAGTCGATCGGGCAACCGGCCAACACGCCGGCCGACGCGGCCGAATTCATCCGGGCGCGCTGCTGCGTCGAGAGTCGCGCGTTTCTGGATCACGACCGCGCTGCGAAATCTCGATTCGACCAGTACATCCGTGGACCGTATTCCAAGCACCGAGCCGCAGCGGGTCTGCGGTGAAAATCAAATTCGACGACAGGATGACCATGACGCCCGATCAGAGCCAACAAATCGAAGAACGCTTGCTGACCTGGTATCGTTGGCAGATCCGGCAGTCGCATGCCGAGCAGCTGGCGCACTTCTACCGTCCGGAAGATCGCACGTGTCGCGGGTATGAAACGCCGATGAATGCGGACGAGCTCGACGAGCAGGCGCAGCAATGGAGCGAAGACCAGCAATCCGAACAGGTCCAGCTTTGCATTGATTTGCTGCCGCTGGAACAGCGCGCGGCGATCTCCGTCAGCATGCGCAACAAGGAATGCGGCGCGAGCGTCTGGAGCAACGGTCGGGCCGGCGCGCAGCACGCGAACTACCAGGCCGGAAAGGCTGCGTTGCTTCCCATGTTCGTCGCAAAGTCGCTGATTAAGATCGGGGAGGTGGCATGAAGGGTGTTGTGCGCCTCACGCCGATCGTGCCCGGTGAAATGCAGCCCATTATTTTCGTCGACGGGAAGATCCGAGAGGGATTCGTCGGCGGCGAATGTGCCAACGGTATCGGCTTCCCGCAGTGGGCAATGAGGATCTTCGGTGGTGACAAGGCCCACTGGTTCCGCAGTGAAGTGATGCAGGACGGTCTGAGACATTCTCTCTGCGGCCGCGCCTTTGAAGTTGACGAGCGGATTTATTTGCCAGGCAACTTTCCGCGCTGCAAGGCGTGCGAGAAGGCGCTGGCAACGCAGCGAAAGAATGGGGTGGTTGCATGAAGGTCTGCGAACTTTCGGGCATGGCACTCGACTATTGGGCGTGTCGCGCGTTGCTCGCTCAATTCGAAGGGCAGCAGCTGACGCGCGAAGTAATTGAGCAAGTGAAACGCGAGATCTGCGCATATCCATTTCGTCCGTCGACCGACTGGGTGGCGGGCGGTTCGATCATCGACAGCGCTCCATTTGGCATATTCGAAAGGGTCGACGGCGGTTGGGCGGCGGGTATTTTTCGGCCGCAGGCGGGGATGAGGGATCTATGCATCGCCTATCACACCGGCGAGACGCTGTTGATCGCTGCCATGCGCGCCTATGTCGCCTCGAAGTTCGGCGATGAAGTGCCGGATTGAGGCCGGCACTTCCCATCATTACATTGTGCGCACCCGTGATCTATGCTCGCGGAAGCGTGTTCTTCAGCCAGTCGGACGCGGTATCGCTGAAACTTCCTGTCCACGCCGCTTCGCCTTGCATGCGCACGACGAGCAGTCGGTCGTCGTTATGAATGTGCTGCTTGAGATTGTCCCGAATCTGGGCGCTTGACTGGTTGGTCTCAATCAGCCATGTGGAATCAAGATTTCCCCAGTAAGTCTTATATGCCTTGATCGCTGCGATCAGGTTTTCATAGTTTTGAAACTGCTTTCGGGTAAGGTCGTACCCAATGAAATAAACGGCCACGTTGGTCTCCGCGGAATATTAGGAAGTTGCGGCGGCTCACGCTTGTGTTACCGTGTTTCAGCCGCAGAATGATTGTAGGGTTTGCGCTATCCAAAAAAAGGGTTGTAAACCCGAAAAAAGCGGCGTATAGTTCGTTCCCGGGAAGATGCGTCTTCCGAAAGCCCGCAAGCCGAAAGGTTCGCGGGCTTTTTCGTTTCCGAATCCGGTGCCAGATGCTCACACTTTCCGTGAAGGCCGATGTTCGCGCGCTCGCGAAAAAGCTCGACACACTCGCGCGCAAGCAACTGCCTTTCGCGACGGCGCAGGCGATCAACGCAACGGCCGAGCAGGTGCGTGCCGCAGAGATCGAGACATGGAAGAAGGTGCTCGACAGGCCGACGCCCTTCACGCTGAACGCTATCGCAATCAAGCGCGCGACGAAGTCGAACCCGGTCGCGGTCGTGTACGTGAAGCCGGTCGCGGTGCAATACCTGCTGCCCTACGAGGTGGGCGGAAAGAACAAGCTGAACAGCCGGGCGCTGATCAAGCCCGTCGGGCAGAAGGTCAACCAGTACGGCAACCTGCCGCGCTCATCGATGGCTCGACTGAAGGGAAAGCCGAACGTCTTCATCGGCAAGGTGCAGACCAAAGCCGGTATCGTCGACGGAGTGTGGCAGCGCACGAAGAAGACGCGCGGCAAAGCCGCCGGCCTGAGGCTACTGATGAAGTTCGAGGACGCGCACGACGTGCGCCAGCACCTCGATTACCGCGGCGTCGGCAAGCGCGTCGTCGCGGCCGTGTTCCGCCGCGAGCTCGACGCTGCGGTGGCGAAGGCGATCGCGTCGGCGCGATGAGACCAACGGGTCCCCTCCGGAGGGGGGGAGGGTCACGGGCAATTGCGCACCGCGATATTTCACCAGCCGCAGGTTCTGAAAAGTGTCCGCACCCCACGTTACGCAGCGCGAGTTCGCGAAGCTCGCTGGCTGCGATGAGAAGCAGGTTCGTCGCGCCGTCGCATCCGGCAAACTCAAGCCGGACGCGGATGGCAGGCTAGATCCTGCTCTCGTTTCGTCTGGCTGGCGCAGGCCGATCAGATCGAGCAAGACGGTTGCGGACAGTGCGGACACTCCGAAAGTGTCCGCAAAAACTGTCCGCACGGAAAGTGTCCGCGCCCCGGTTGTCGACGAGAACGACTCTCCGACCGAGGCAGCCGCCAAACTCGTGATGGCGATGGGTGCCACGAACAACCTGGCCGAAGCTATTCGGATCAAGGAAAACTTCAACGCACTGCTCAAGCAGCTCGAATACGAACAGAAGTCAGGATCGCTCGTCGACCTGTCCGTTGCGCGGACGGTGCTCTTCGATTGCGCGCGCGCCGCGCGGGATTCCTGGATGAACTGGCCGATGCGTGTCGGCCCGAAAATTGCCGCCGATCTTGGGCTGGAGGCTGACCGAGTAACCGAGGTTTTGATTGAGCATGTCCACAGACAAATCGCTGACCTCGGCGAACCGGATGCTCACTTCGACGGATCGCAAAGCTGAAGGACTTGCGCGCGACTATCGCCGCGGCTGGACGCCGCCGCCGCGCATTAGCATTCCCGAATGGGCGGATCGATACCGCAAGCTCGCGAAGGAGGCCGGTAGTACGTCGGGGAACTGGCGTACCTCAACGGTGGAAGCTGCGCGCGGCCCGATGTTGGCCGTCACGGAACCGGGCATCCATGTGATCACTGTAATGGTGAGCACGCAGATGCTGAAGACGGCGTTGCTTGAGAACATTTTCGGATACTTCGCCCATCTAGACGCGTGTCCGATCCTGCTGATCCAGCCCAAGGACGAGGCGGCTGAGCAGTTCTCAAAGGAACGGATTGCCCCGTTGATCCGCAGCACACCGGTGTTGCGCGAGATCATGGGCACGAGCAAATCGCGAAACAGCGATGACACGCTTGGCTACAAGGCGTTTCCGGGTGGGTTTCTCGCGCTAGTGAGCGCGGGCAGCCCGGATAACCTGGCGCGCCGGCCGATCCGCGTCATTCTGGCGGATGAGATCGACAAATACCCCCCGTTGAAAGAGGGTGATTCGATCTTCATTGCGGAAGAGCGAACGGCGTCCTTCGGCGTGAACTGGCTGTCGGTGCGCGCCTGCTCGCCGACGTATTCCGGTGAGAGCCGGATTGAGAAGAGTTACAACGATTCCGATCAGCGCCGTGCCTCGGTGGCCTGCCCGCACTGCGGGCACCGACAGTTTCTTGATTTCTTCAAGCATGTCCATTGGGACAAGGAGAAGGACGCGCAGGGCAATACGCTGTCGCACAGGACGAAGACGGCACGAATCGTCTGTGAAGGTTGCGGAGCGGCTTGGTCAGAGGGTGAGCGCCTTCGCGCGCTCGATACGGTTCGTTGGCACCAAACGCGGCCGTTCGAGTGCTGCGGTCGTCGCCATGCTCCGCTGACAGATTACGACATCGCCTGGCAGGACCGAGATGAGGGGGCGATCGAAAGGGTTTGGCGCTGGTCTGAAAGCGATCGGCATGCGGTCTATTACGCTCACTGCCCTACGTGTGGAGCGCGTGGCGTCGAGGGTGAACACGCCGGATTTCAGGCTTCGAAGCTGTATAGCCCTTGGAGCAAGGACAAGCCCTCCGACATCGCGGGAAAGTGGGTCGCCGCGCAAGGTGACGAAGAGCAGTTGCAGGCGTGGTGGAACACGCAAATGGGACTCCCGTACCGTCGACACGTCGGGAAAGGGACGACGCCTGACGCTTTGCTGGCTCGTTGCGAGGTGTGGCCGTCTGAGGTGCCAAATGGCGTCGCGGCGATTACGGTCGGCGTCGACATTCAGCCAGACCGCGGCGAGTTGGAGACGGTCGGTTGGGGGCGCAACGAAGAGTCGTGGTCTATCGACCATCACGTGATCGAAGGCGATCCTGAAACCCCGGCGTTCTGGGAGCAGGTGGACGCATATCTGAAGCGTACCTGGTATCGGTCCGATGGCGCGCCTTTCGAGGTGATGGCCGCTTGTATCGACTCCGGTGGTCACAACACACAAAAGGTGTACGAGTTCGCGAAGGCGCGCCTCGGTCGCAGAATCTGGGCGATCAAGGGTGCGTCGGAGCGATCTGGCGCGCGATCGCCGGTCTGGCCCACGAAGCGCCCGAGCAGCCGGAACAAGCAGAGCTTCAGACCCGTGATCATCGGCACGAACGCCGCCAAGGACGTCATTTACGCGCGGCTTCGCTACGAAGAGCCCGGGCCCGGATATATGCATTTCCCGGCTGATCGAGACATCGGGTACTTTGCGCAGCTGACTGCCGAGGTGTCTACCCTGAAAACATCCGGCGGCCATCGCTACCGGGTGTGGGAACTGCCGAACGGGAAGCGTAATGAGGCACTCGATTGTCGCGTCTACGCGTACGCTGCCTTGTGCGGGCTTTCGCATTTCGGGTTGCAGTTGAACCGGCGTGCAGATGAGGTCGGCGCAGCGTTCACGGCGAAGCCATACGTCGAGCCGAAGCCCGCGGTCGGTGCGGACGGCGGCGAGCAGGACGAGGCGGTCGAGCAGCCGGCGGTGCCACCAGTCGTAGCGGTGGCGCGCGGGCCGATGGTGAAGAAGGTAGGCGCGTCGAGCGGCAGCGGCAGATCGCGCGCGAGCCGCCTCGCATAACGGAGTGGTGATGGGTGCATATGATGGACGCAGCAGGGCCGACCTGCAGGCGCAGCTGACCGCGCTGCTGAAGGCCTACGACCAGTTGGCTGCGGGCCAAATGGTTGCGAGCGCCAACTACTCGCAGAGCGACGGCTCGCGCTCGGTCACGTTCCGTCAAACGGATCTCGGTACGCTCGATGGGCTGATCTCGAAACTTCAAGAGCAGCTCGGCATCGTGCGCCGAGCACGCAGGCAAATTCGATTCGTGTATCGCTAATGGACAATCCCGTGCAAATTCTCGGCGTGGACGGCAAGCCGTTGCCCCCGCGTCAGGGGCGTGCGTCGATGCTGTCCGGAGCGAGCCAGACCCCCTACGACGCTGCGAACCTGTACGGTGCGCACGTCGAGGACTGGAATCCGTACCTGTGGTCTCCCGATGGGGAGATCAACATGTACCACGACCGGATCACTGCCCGAGCGCGTGATCTGGTTCGAAACGACGGATGGGCGACGGCCGCAGTGATGCGGACGCTCGACAACGTCATCGGCCCGGATTTCCGGCCGATTTCGAAGCCGGACCACGTTGCGCTGCGTGCGCTGACCGGAAACAAGGCCTTCGATCACGTTTGGGCCGATGAATTCGGTCAGCAAGTCGAGGCGAACTATCGCGCGTGGGCGCACGATCCCGGTTTCTATTGCGACGTCGAACGGATGTTGCCGCTGCCTGGGCTGTTTCAGGTCGCATTCCGGCACAAGATTGTCGATGGTGACGGACTAGGCCAGCTTCACTACCTGCCTCAGCGGGTTGACGTCGGCCGTGCGCGCTATGCAACCGCGCTACAGGTGCTCGATCCCGATCGCCTGTCGAATCCGCAGCTGCAGTTCGACCAACAGGCGTTGCGCGGCGGCGTCGAGGTCGACGAGTTCGGCGCACCGGCCTGGTATCACATTCGTGAGGCGCATCAGGGCGACTGGTTCAGCGCGGCGAAGTCGGTGCGCTGGAAGCGTATTCCGCGCGAGACGGACTGGGGCCGCCAGATCATCATCCATTCGTACGAGCATGATCGCGCATCTCAGCACCGCGGTATTGGCTTTCTGACGCCCGTGCTGCAGCGCTTCAAGATGCTCATCAAGTACGACGAGACAGAGCTCGACGCGGCGATCATCAACGCGTTTTTCGCGGCATACATCCAGAGCCCGTTCGATGGAGATCTGGTCGAGGAAGCGCTCCAGAGCCCTGACCGCCTCAACAAGTATCAGGAGGAACGCGCTGCGTTTCACGCGGAACGCAAAACCCGGCTCGGCAACGTCGGGATGACGCATCTATTCCCGGGCGAGACGATCGGATCGGTGATGGCGAATCGGCCGAGCGCGAACTACGCGGCGTTCAACAGCGCGTTCCTGCGCAGTTTCTCGGCATCGACCGGGCTGGCCGCGCAGCAGATCAGCCAGAACTGGGCCGAGGTCAATTACAGCGCATACCGATCGGCGATGCTGGAGGCATGGAAGACGTTTCACCGGCGCCGTCTCGGCTTCGCCGCGACGTATACGCAGCCGATCTACACGGGCTGGCTCGAGGAATCGATGGAGGTCGACGATTACCCGATGCCGCTCGGCGACGTGCCCGACTTCATCGAAGCGCGCGCGGCGTATTCGCGGGCGAAATGGCTCGGTCCGGGACGTGGTCTGGTCGACATCGTCAAGGAGCGGCAAGGCGCGTCGATGGGCGTCGCGGGAGGCTTTTCGTCGCTCGAGGACGAGTGCGCCGAGACGGGCGGCACCGATTGGCGCGAAGTCGCGCAGCGGCGCGCCGTCGAAGAGTCCTATTACCGCAATCTCGGCCTGCGGCCGCCGGCCACCCTCGTCGGCGACAGCGTCAAGGAAGCGAGCGCAATTCCGGAGGAAGTCTGATGAAGTTCGCGCACATGGCGCAGCGGCTGTTCAACGTGCCGCTCGCGATCCGCCGCGAAAAGGCCGAGGTGATCATGGCCGCGCTGATGGATCGGCTTGGCGTATCGCAGATCGCGCGCCTCGAAGGCGGCCGGCTGAAGCCGATGGCCTACGACGACTGGGACGACGATTACGACAGCTTCTCCCGAGAGGGGCGCGTGCCGGATCCCGGCTACGACATGATCGCCGATACCGGCGTAGCGCTGATCGCGGTACAGGGCACGCTCGTGCAGAAGCTCGGCACATTGCGGCCGTGGTCCGGGATGACGGGTTACGACGGTCTGCGCGAGGCGATCTTGCGCGCGCATTCCGACCCGAAGGTCAAGGCGATCGTGCTCGATGTGGACTCGCCCGGTGGCGAGGTGGCCGGATGTTTCGATCTGGTCGACACGATCTATGCGCAGCGCGGCAACAAGCCGATGTGGTCGATCCTGACCGAGTCAGCGTATTCGGCCGGTTATGCGATTGCCAGTGCGGCTGACCGCGTGATCGTGCCGAGGACCGGCGGCGTCGGGTCGGTTGGCGTGATCGTGATGCACGTCGATTGGTCGAAGGCGTTGACGAATGCCGGGATGGCTGTGACGTTCATCACCTACGGCGAGCGCAAGGCGGATTTCCACCCGGAAATCCCGCTCTCGAAAGAGGCCTACCAGGCAGCGCAGGCCGACATCAATACGATGGGCGAGCTGTTCGTCGCGACGGTTGCGCGTAATCGCGGCCTGTCGGCGGACGTCGTCCGCAAGACGGAGGCCGCCTGCTACATGGGCGATGCCGGCGTGAGCATCGGATTGGCCGATGCCGTGATGGCGCCCGATGAGGCGCTGCTCGCCCTGCTCGCAGAGCTTGGCTGACAACCATTGAAAGGAAAGATATGAAATCGAAAATCTTGGCTCCGTTCGCCAGCTTTCTGAGCAATGCTCCGCGTGCGGCCGGCGCTCGAATCGAAGACGGCGGCGGTGACGACGACGAGCGCAAGCAACGCGAGGGCGAGTCCGACGAGGATTACGCGAAGCGCATGGAAGAGCTCGACGAGAAGGAACGCGCCGAGGAAGAAGAGCGCAACAAGCAGGAAGACGCTCGCCGCGCCGAGGAAGAACGTAAGAAGGAAGAGGACGCGAAGCGCGCCGCGGCAGAAGGCGACGACGACTCCGAGGATGACGACGGTGACGGCGACGACGCAACGGCAAGTGCAGCGCGTCAGCGGGAGCGCGTGCGGTGTGCCCGCATCATGGCGCACGGCATCAAGCTCGGTCGGGCGCGCCAGGCCGGCGTATTCGCGTTCGACACGAAGATGTCCTCGCGCGCAGCGATCGCGGCGCTCAACGCCGGCGTCGAAGACGCACCTGCTCAGCCGCGGCGCGCATCCAGCCTGTCGAGCCGCATGGCGTCGACCGTCATCCCGGCGGCGGGTGCGGGCGGCGCGACGCCGAAAGCCCCGAACCTGGCCGAGCAGATCGTCCAGGCGGGAAAGATCCGTCGCGGCGAAGCTTGATCGGCCGTTCAATCTGACACGAGTAAGGAGAAGTCATGACGCTTCCCGTCAACACGATCGGCGATAACCCGCAGCAGCCGGGTATCCAGGCCGAAACCTACATTCCCGATCAGCTGATCGCGGGCGCGCTGCAGATCGTCTCGCAGCCGATCATCCTGGCTGCCGGCACGCTGCCGCGTGGCTCGGTGCTTGGCATGGTGAGTTCGCTGAACGCGATCGCCGAGCCGGGCGCCGCGAACACCGGCAACGGCACGATCGGCAGTGTCAGCGCAAACGGAGCGCTGGCCGGTACCTACGTGCTAACGGCCACCGCAGCAACGACGTTCTCGGTGACCGACCCGGAGGGCAATCCTCTGCCGCCGGCTACTGTCGGGACCGCGTATTCGCAATCCGGTATCGGCTTCACGCTGACGGCTGGTGCGACGGCCTTCGTGGCTGGCGACACGTTCACGATCGAGATCGAGGATGCGGTCGGTACCTACAAGCTGTCGGTGAAGACGGCGACGGACGGCAGCCAGATCCCCTCGGCCATTCTGGCCGACTACGCCGACGCCAGCGCCGGGCCCGTAACTGCAGGCGCCTACGTCGCTGCCGAAGTCAATGCGCGTGCGCTGAATTTCGATCCGTCGTGGGACATCGCCTCGCTGCGTGCAGCGCTGCGGCAATACACGATTTTCGTCAAGTCCTCGGTCTCCGCTGCCGACCCGACTTAAACCCGACTCCGCTTCGAGAAACCCCGCTTCGGCGGGGTTTTTTGTTTTCAGCGGGGCAATTCGTATCAAGGAGATTGAGGGATGACCACGCCCCAAGGATCGTTGGTGTACGACACCAATACGCTGATTCAGGTGGTTCCGAACCTGAAGCTGGCGCAGCAGTTCCTGCTCGACAAATTCTTCCCGAACGTCGTCATGGCAGACTCGGAGAAGGTTTCGATCGACGTCGACGTCGGTCTGCGCCGGATGGCGCCGTTCGTTTCGCCGCTGGTCGAGGGCAAGCTCGTCGAGCAACGCCGTTATCAGACGAATGAGTTCAAGCCGGCTTACATCAAGGACAAGCGCGCGCCGGATCTGCGCAAGCCCGTGCGCCGGATGATCGGCGAGCGCATCGGCGGCGACCTGAAAGGCGTCCAGCGCGAGATGGCGAACCTCGAAGCCGAAATGACGGATCAAGTCGACGTGCTCAATCGTCGTCTCGAATGGATGGCCGCAAATGCATTGCGCAAGGCGATCGTCCGTATCGAAGGCGAAGGCTTCGAGACCGTCGACATCGATTTCGGTCGTGACCCGTCGTTGACGGTCGCGCTCGCCGGCGCCCAGAAATGGACCGAGGCGAACGTGCTGGCCGGAACGGCGACGCCGTGCGACAACATCGAGGCCTGGCAGCACCAGATCCTGAAGAAGTCCGGCGCGAAGGTGACGGACGTCATCTTCACCACGTCGGCGTGGACCGGGTTCAGCGCGGATCCGAAGCTCAAGGGCGCGATCCTGTATCCGGCTCTGGCGCAAAGCGGGAACGTGATCAATCCCGGCGCGCAGATCGAGCAGGGCGCGGTTTACAAGGGCAAGTGGGGCCAGTATGACCTGTGGGTCTACAACGACTGGTTCATCGACGAGAACGGCGTCGAGCGTCCGATGATCCCCGACGGCGAGATCGTGATGAGCGGCCCGAATCTGATGGGCACGCGCGCGTTCGGCCAGATCATGGATCCGGCGTTCAACTACGAAGCATTGCCGTACGCGCCGAAGACCTGGCTCAAGGAAGATCCCGCTCAGCGATTCCTGATGATGCAATCGTCGCCGATCGTGATCCCGAGCCGCGTGAATGCAAGCTTCGGCGCGAGCGTCACCGATCCGGTGCTCGAGTAATGTCGACGCCGAATGGGCCCGAGGCCGGCGGGAAACCGCCTCGCACCGTAACCGCAGTCGTTGCACGCGGCCATTCGGTGATGAATGTCGACGGCAAGCTCGTCGTTGCAGGCGGCGAGGTATTGCTGCCTGCATCGGATGTCGCTCGACTGAGAAAAACCGGATTCCTTGTTGATCCGAAGGAACCGGAGGTGCCGCGCAACGATGGCGACACGATCGGGCCGCGCGTCCTGACGAAATCGACCGTCCAGATCAAGCGAGGCTGACATGTTCGACTTCGACCAGCTGAATGTCGCGATCAACGGCGTGTTCGGCGAGTCGGTGTCGTACCAGCCGGCCGCCGGCGGCGCGCAGTTCACCGTCACCGGAGTCGTGGTCGACTCGTTCCGAACGCCTTACTACAAGGAGGACGGATCGGTCGGCTATACGACGACGGCACCCGCGATCGGCGTGCGACTCGCTGATTTCCCCGCAAAACCCGTGAAGAACGACGTGCTGACGCGCCTGAAGACGGGCGACCGTTTCATGGTGCTCGACGTCCACAGCGACGGCATCGGCTGGCTGAACCTGATCCTCAAGGTTGCGAAATGACCACGAAAACCGATTTGCTCATGGCCGCCATGCAGGGGCTGATCGGGCAGACGGACGCGGGCGCGCGAGTGTATGGCGCGCGCGACGTGTCGACGTGGGACGACGAGTATCCAGTGCTGTTCGTATCGATGCCGCTCGACGAGGACGGCGAGTCGTTCGGGCGCAACGGCGCGCCGGCCTTCACGGTGTCCTGCAGCCTGATCGTCGAAGCGCGCGCGAGCGCGCTCGCGATACCGGACGACGGCGGCGCGCTGGATCTGCTCGGCCAGCTCGAGGCGCTGCGCGACCAGGTAAAGCGCGCGGTCATCAACTACGGGCCGCTGATGAGCCAGATCCAGCAGTACGCGTTCTTCAAGGTCCGGGGAAAGCCCGGGCCCGGTGACGCGGGCGAGCACGTCGGCGGCGTCGAGATCGAGATCGGGCTTGAGTTCGTGCAGGACGCCAGTGATTTCCGGCAATCCAACCCGCCTGCTCTTGAGGCTATCGGCGGCTCAGTCGTGATGCCTGAGGGCACCGTGCAGCCGACGTTCTCGATTCCGATTCAACCACCTATTTCGTAGGAGCGCCGCATGCGCGTGAAACCTGCCTCGGGTCTGCAAGTGCGTGACCCGCATACGAAAAAGCTTTTGCCCGAAGAGGGCATCGACGTGCCGGACGACAGCCCTGTCTGGAACAGGATCCTCAACGACGGCGATGTCGTGCGCGTCGAGCAGCCGGCGACGGCCAAGCTGACCAGCGCCCGCGCTGCAACCGAAGGTGAAAATGCATGAGCACGATTCCGTTCCGGGTCATCCCGCAAAACTACCGTCTGCCGGGCGCGCTGTTCGAGCTGGACAATTCGCAGGCGAATACCGGCGCGACGACGCAGCGCGCGCTGATCATCGGCCAGATCACTGCGGCCGGCGTTGCGACGCCGAACGTGCCCATTATCTGCGGTGGCATCGGTGACGCTCAGGTCGCGGGCGGCGTGAATTCGATGCTGGCGAACATGGTTGCCAAGTATCGGCTCAATGATACGTTCGGCGAACTGTGGATTCTGCCGGTCGCTGACGCCGCCGGTGCGACGGCCGCCGCTGGTTCCGTGACTTTCACGGCGGCGCCGTCGGCAAACGGCACGCTGTCGCTGTACATCGCGGGGAATCTGGTTACGGTACCGGTCACGGCCGGCCAGGCCGTCGCAGACGTTGCGACGGCGGTGGCCGCCGCAGTCAATGCCGTCTCCGGTCTCCCGGTCACCGCGGCGAGCGCCGCCGGTGTCGTGACGGTCACTGCCGTCAACAAGGGCTTGAGCGGCAACGAGATCGACATTCGATTCAACTACCGCGGCACGGCCGGCGGGGAAGTGCTGCCGACGGGCCTGGCGTACTCGATTACCGCAATGACCGGCGGCGCGACGAATCCGTCGCTCACCACGGCGCTCGCAAATCTCGGGACGACGTCGTTCGACTTCATCGTCAATCCGTACAACGACGCCGCGTCGCTCGACGCCGTTAAGACGCTGCTCAACGACCAGAATGGCCGGTGGAGCTATCTCGAGCAGCTCTACGGCCATTCGTTCGGCGGCTTGGCGGCCACGTTTGCGCAGGCAACGACGCTCGGCAACGGACGGAACAATCAGCACGAGACCATCTTGCCGGCCGACAGCAGCCCGACACCTTCGTGGCTCTGGGCGGCGGCGCTTGCCGGACAGGCCGCAGTGAGCGTTCGCGCGGATCCGGGCGTGCCGCTGCAGTCGCTGCCGCTCAACGGCGTGTTGCCGCCGGCGGTCGAGAAGCGTTGGCAGCCGTCGATTCGCAATACGCTGCTGTTCGACGGCATGTCGACGTTCACCGTGGCGAACGACGGTACCGTGATCACCGAAAACATCATCACGACCTACCAGACGAACGCGCAGGGCGTCGACGACGACAGCTATCTGGAAGTCGAAACGATGTATCAGCTGGTGCTGGAGATTCGGACGCTCCAGGCGATGCTGACGTCGAAATATGCGCGCTGCAAGCTGGCAGACGACGGCTCGCGGCCGGAGGCCGGATCGAACCTCGTCACGCCGAGCACGATCAAGGCGGACATCATCGCGCTGTACAACGAGCGCGTCGATGCTGGTTTCGTGCAGGGCAAGGCGGCGTTCGCTGCCGCGCTCGTCGTGCAGAAGAATACGGTCAACCCGAACCGCGTCGACATCCTCTGGCCCGGCACGCCGGTCAACCAGATGCGCACGTTCGCGACGCTGGTGCAGTTCCGGCTGCAGTAACGCCGCTCGACGGTCAGAGATCGCCGCCTCCGGGCGGCTTTTTCATTCTTAGGAGAAACACATGTCGGGTAGCCAACTGCTCGCAGGGATCACCAACGCCAAGATCGATGGCGTTACCTACCAGCTCGAGGGCAAGGCGCGTTACAGCGTTGCCAAGGTGAAGCGCGATTCGCTCATGGGTCAGGACGGTTTCCATGGCTTCAAGGAAATGCCCCGCCCGGGCTCGATCAAGATGTCGCTGCGCGATTCGGGCGGCCTGTCGATCGCGGACTTCAACGCGATGCGCAATTCGACGGTGGTGCTGGAGCTCGCGAACGGCAAGATCGTGACCGGTCGCAACATGGGCACCGTCGAGGCCGAAGAAGTCGACACCGAAGAAGGGACCTTCGAAGTGTCGTTCGAAGGCCCCGAAGTCACCGAACAAACCGCTTGAGGCGAGTGATGGAAGAGAACGAAAAGAAGCCCCGGAAAATACAGCCGTCGACGATCACGATCACGCTTTCCGAGCCGATCACGTTGAGCGGGAAGGACGAGGACACCGTTCATACGGAACTCGAACTGCGCGAGCCGAATCTCCGCCAGATCAAGGCCTTCGTGAAAATGGTTCCGACCAAAGGCGCGCTCGATGCGTTTCAGACGCTGATCAGCGAACAGGCCGGCATTCCCATGTTGGGTATCGACAAGATTTCGGCTCGCGACTACTACAAGGCGCAGGAATACCTGTCGTTCTTTCTGACGCCGCCCGACGAGGACGACCCCGAGGGAAACGAGGGGGGCTCCCAGTAGATTGGGAGCGCCAGGTTAAAGTCGTCGAGCGCTGGTGGGGTTGGCAGCCGAGCGAAACGAAAGAGCTGACATTGAGCGAAGTGCGCGACTACGCGTATCACGCAGCGCTTATGTCCAAGAAGGATTGAGGTCATGGGCGAAGAATTCGTTCTGCGAATCCGTACCGAAGAAGATGCGACAGCTGCGGCAAAGAAGATCACGGCCGCGTTCTCGAAGATCACGGCGCCGATCGATAAGGCGCAAAAACGATTTGCTGGCGTGGGCGCCGTCGGCACGCGCAGCTTCGAGAAACTGACGAAGGGTTTGGAGTCGGCTGCGCGAGCCGCTCACACGCTCGTCGACAAAGTCGTCGAGCTGGTGCCGGGGCTTGCCGCGCTCGGCGCGGCAGGGACGGTTGCAGGCGTCGTAGGCTTGACGAACCGGTTTGGCAATTTCGGTTTCGCGCTGAATAAGTCGTCGAAGCTGCTCGGTATGAACGCTCAGGAGCTCGCAGCCTGGCATGTCGCGGCGAAGCGCGCTGGGGTCTCAGCCAGCGAATTCGATTCCGCGATTTCGTCGTCGCAGATGGCGATCCGGGATGCGGCAAACGGCGCAAACCCGGCTGCGCTGGTACTGATGCAAAAGATGGGGGTGCAGATCCAGCGGAACAAAGACGGCACCGTCGACTACTACACCACCCAGCAAAGGCTGATGAAGGCGATCGCCGGCCAACGCAGCGCTGTTACACAGCGCGCAGCTGCAGACGCACTGGGTATGGGAGGCCTCGTGCCGATGCTTCAGCAGGGGACATACGATGAGGACAAGGCCCGTGCTCTCCGCAAGGGCCTCGTGCCGACGCCGGACGAACTCGCGCGAGCGACGCAGTTCAAGCAGGAGGTTAACGATCTCGAGGATTCAGTGTCGGGCCTGGGGAACTCCATCGGCGCCGGTCTGATTCCAGTTCTCGAGCCTGTTGTGAAGCAGTTTTCAGTATGGCTCGACACGCATCGAGCGGAAATTGCCGACAAACTCGCGGCTGCGGTTCAGCGCTTCGTCGACTGGATTTCCAAGGTCGACTGGGATGGGGTATCGAAAAGCGTCAAGAAAATGTGGGACGGCATGGGGGGCATCAAGGGGGCGATGATCGCGATCGCTGCGCTGTCCTTCGCCGGTCCCATTGCTAGCGTCGCGAGCCTCATTTCGAGCCTTGTCACCCTCACCACAGTGACTGTTCCCGCAGCCGCCGGCGCTCTTGCCGGGCTGGCGAGCGCTCCAGTGATGGCCGCGATTCTTGCTTTACTCCATTCGAAGAACCTTAACGAGGGGGAGGACGCGGAGGTAGCGAAGCATCAGGCGAAAGCCGGTCAGGGATGGGATGGAGACCCGGTCGGCAAACAGCATCGTGCTGTTGCCGAGGCAGCCACGAAGGATCCTAAGACGGCCGCAGCAATGGCATCGCTTCAGGCAATGGGATGGTCGAAGGCGCAGGCCGCCGGAATGGTCGCGAATCTGTGGGTCGAGAGCAATCTCAACCACGGGGTAGTTGGCGATAACGGCGCAGCTTATGGGATCGGGCAGTGGCATGCGGACCGCCAGGCAGATTTCAAGGCGTGGGCTGGCCACGACATCCGTGGTTCGACCATGGAAGAGCAGCTGCGCTTTATGAATCACGAGTTGAGGAACGGCAAGTACTGGTCGGCGGGGCAGCGGCTTCATGGCGCAACGAACGCCCAGGACGCGGGGCGTTTGGTTTCCAAGTTCTACGAGCGTCCGAAGAACGTGGATCTCGAGATGGACAAGCGCGGGTCACTCGCGAATGCGCTTGCCGGCGTCATGCCTCCGGAGGTGGCTGCCCCGGATGCAAATGGAGCGGCTGGCGAGGGAGCTACTGCGGACGCACATGATGCTCGGGTCAGGGGTATGCAGCAGCAGTCAATGAATATCACCCTCGATATGAAGAACGTGCCGCAAGGTATGCGGGCCGAGGCGAAGACGGCTGAAGGGAACTATCTGCCAACGCGAGTCGAGTACCGCCTCGACGGAATCTAAGGGGAATCGCAGTGGCATCGACGACAACGGATGTCCTGAGCGTTGTCGGCAGCATTGGCGGTCTTGCATCGGCTGCCGACAACCTTGGTTCGCTGCTGACCGGAGATTGGGCCTCGAACCTGAAGCCGGCCAGCTTCGGCGGCGTGCCGTTCGGAGTGTTCGAGATTCGGACCTCTGCCGGCCAGAACAGGGCCGTCCACACTTACCCGTTTCGTGACGACGTGTGGGCTGAACCTCTCGGCAAGAAGCCGCGCGCGTTCGAAGTGATCGGGTTTCTGTTGGAAAACGATCTCAAGACGGGCGCAGGCGCGGTAATCGAGCAGCGCGATAGCCTGCTGGCTGTATGCGAAGGGCCGGACAATGCAACGCTTGTGCACCCGACGTTCGGTACGATCGATAGCGTCGCTTGCCTTGGTGTCGAGACTATCGAGCGCCTCGATCTCGGGGCGGTGTTTGAGATCCGCCTGACCCTCATCAAGTCCGGCCCGCGTAAGTTTCCGACGACGCAGGTTTCGACTGCCGACGATAGCGCTGATCAATCCGACAACTTGAAATCGAAGTCACTTCTCGACTACGCGACCGAGATCGCGACGGACATCCATAACGGAGCGGCCGTCGTGCAAAAAGCTGTATCGACCGTGGTGGGCTGGTACCAGTTGGGCGTCACGGCCGTGAACGACGTTAAGCGCGTGATCGGCGCGGTTTCGACGCTGTCCGGAAACTTTGGCCGGCTGTTCGGCGGTGGCAATTCTGGCTATTCGGCGACCAACACGAAGGCTGCGCCCAGCACCACCGCGGCCGATCTGCTTGCGGCATCGGCTGCGGGACGAGCTGCTGTTGTATCCGCTGGCGTGGCTTTGCAGTCGGCCGCCGCAAACCCATCGGATAGTGCCACGCTCGGTTCGGCCGTCGACGCGTTTGTTGCTGCGGTCGCCGCTTCGGCGAACGATCCGGCGGACGCCGTGCGGTTGGTGAGCGGACTCGTGCAGTACTCGCCGGATGACGTCGTCGTGCCTGGCCAGATCGGCGCATCGATGAGCGTGGTGCAAGTTGCGACAGCGGCGCTGCTTCGGCGGTACGCGCTCGCGCAGCTGGCCGTGACGCTTTCGAGTTATCAGCCATCGTCACAGCAGGATGCAGCGACGGTTCTGTCAAACGCGCTCGATTTGTATGACGCAGAGATCGACATCGCGGGCGACGCGGGAGACGACGATACGTTCGTCGCATTGCGATCGCTGAGACGAGCGGTCTATGCCGACTTGACGGCGCGCGGGGCCGATCTTGCGACGCTCGCGACGTTCTCGTTTAACACCACGTTGCCGTCGCTGCTGCTCGCACAACGTATCTACGACGATGTGACGCGTGAGCCGCAGTTGTTGCAGCAGATCGACCCGATTCACCCGGCATTCTGCCCGATTACGTTTCAAGCGCTGGCGAAATGAACGACGACGTAACCCTTAAGGTCGCAACCTGCACGTTCAATCACGCAGCTAAACCCGGGCAGGAGACGTTCATGACGTCGAATGCACGCTCGATTACCGGGTGGACTGACGTGACCGTCTCGCGCGGTATCGAGCGCTGCCCGTCGAGTTTTGAGGTGAGCTATACGGAGCCATATCCGGGCGTGGGCGAGATCCTTGCGCAGCCCGGAGACTGGGTGCAAGTCGTGCTCGGCGATGATCTGGTATTGACCGGCTTCGTCGACCGCTACATGCCGTCGTACAGCGGCAATCAGCATGCCGTGCGAATCGTCGGCCGAAGCAAGTGCCAGGATCTCGTCGACTGTGCAGCGTTCATCGATGGCGGTCAGCTGCTCAACATGACGGTCGACAAGATTGCGGCAGCGCTATGCGCTCCGTATGGGATTGCGTCGAGCGTGGCGGCCGGGACGGATATTGGCGCGCCGATCGAGCAGGTGAATGTGATGGTCGGCGAAACACCGTATGCGGTGCTCGAGTTGTTGTGTCGGTTCCGGGGCTTGCTGCTATATGACATGCCCGATGGCAGTCTTCTGTTTGCTTCGGGCGGCCCGACGGCGAATAACAGCAACACGTCGATCGGCACGCGAGTTGCGTCGAGCGGCTTCTCGGAAGGTATCAATGTCGCGTCGGCGGCGTTGATGATGGCGATGGACGGCAGGTTTTCGCAATACGATGCCGCCTATCAGGGGCTCGATACGTTGCGCGACATTGGAGACGGCGGCAACATCATCGCTCACGTCTACGATAAGACGGTGCCGCGGTTTCGGTACCGAGCAATAATTTCCGAGAACGTGACCGGCGGCAAGGATATTGCCCTGCAGCGTGCAAACTGGGAGATGGCATATCGGCTCGGCAGGTCGTACCAGGTGCGACTCGTAACGGATTCGTGGCGCGACTCGGCGGGGGCATTGTATGAGCCGAATGTGCTCGTGGACATCGACCTGCCGTCGCTGAAGCTGCCGAAGAAGCGTTGGCTGATTTCTGACGTGACGTACAAAAAGGATTTGCAAGGTACGTCAGCTGAGCTGACGATAATGCCGCCGCAGGCGTTCTATCAGGAACCGATCATTCTCAATCCGGTCGCCCCGGATTTCAGGCAGGTTGCTCAATGAGAGACATGTTGAATCGCGTCCGCAGCCTATTCGGTCGCGGCCGGATCACGCTCGTGGATGACACCGGCCCGGTGCAGATCGTGCAGCTGCGGATGAATGGCCTTGAGGTGCCGTCAGGGCGGTACCGCGTGCCGGAATTCGGGTTCTCGTCGAACCCGCCAATCGGTTCGGATGCGCTTGCCCTGCATGTCGCCGGCGACAGGTCGGCCGGCGCGGTGGTCGGAACGAACCACCAAGAATCGCGGCCGCGCGGGCTCGCGCCTGGCGAATCGATCGTGTACAGCCAAGACGGGAAGAGCGTCTATCTGAAGAACGGCAGCATCGTCGTCGAGGCGAAGGGGCAGGACGTTGTCGTGAACGATGCGGCGAACGTTACCTGGAACTGCAGCGGCGATTTCAAGATCGTCGCCGGCGGGAAGTTCAGCGTCGTCGCGCCAGGCGGATCCGAATTCGACACGCCGATGCTCTCGTCGACTGGCGATATGCAGGACAACATCGACACGAACAGCGAAACGATGAAGGACATGCGCGAGTTGTACGACTCGCATACGCACAACGTTGAAGAGGTGCAGGGCGGCAGCTCGACTATCACTTCAAACGTGCCGAATCAGCAAATGTAGCGCTGCAGCGCCCCAACACAACCAACCCGCTCCGGCGGGTTTCTTTTTGCCTGCACAAAATGCCCGACCTAACGCTTTCATGGGATAGCGCGACCAATCACGCCGATTGGGTGCTCGCCGGCGCTGATCTCGCGACGGGCAACGACCTTGCGAGTGCGGTGCTGATCAGCATCTTCACCGACCGCGAGGCAAGCGCCGACGACGTAATTCCGGATGGTTCGACCGATCGCCGCGGCTGGTGGGCTGACGAAGAAGTGCCGATCGGCTCACGGATGTGGCTGTTGAAGCGCGCGAAGCAGAGCACGCAGACGGCGCAACGCGCCTATGACTATCTGGCAGAGGCGCTGCAGTGGCTTATCGATGACGGCGTGGCCGGACGCATCGAAATTACGACGCAATGGGTGCGCCGCGGCACGCTCGGGGCTCGGATCGTCGTGATCAAGAACGGTGTTGTCCTGCTAGACGGTCAATACGTGTGGGTTTGGGAAGGAATTAACTGATGCCGTATCTTCGTCCGACACTTTCCGAGCTCAAGGCGCAGGTCGCGGCCGACATCCAGAGTCGGTTGCCGGGTACCGATCCGTTGCTGAGATTTTCGAGCTTCGGCGTTATCGGCCGCGCACTCGCCGGACTGGCGCAGCTGCAGTACGGCTACACCGACTACATCGCGAAGCAGTCGAACCCGTTCACCGCGACCGACGAGTTCCTCGAGGCGTGGGCCGCGCTGAAAGGCATCTATCGCGAACCGGCGGCGCAGGCCGGCGCATTGACGCCCGGGCAGATTCAATTCACTGGCACGAGCGGGACGATTCCAGCCGGCACGTCGATCAGCCGCAGCGACGGCGTCGGATATACGACGACGAGCGAAGGAACGGTTGCGGCTGGAGTCGTCACGGTGAACGCCGTGGCGAACGCGGACCCGGCCGGCCTGACTGGCGCGTTCGGGAATTGCGCCGTTGGCACCTCGATGACGCTCGGCGTCTCGATCGCTGGCATCAACTCGACAGGTCAGGTGTCGGTGGCATTCACCGGCGGCGCCGACATCGAGAAGGATGACAGCTTGCGTTCGCGCATGCTGTTCGCGTACCAGAATCCCGCTCAGGGCGGGTCCGAATCGGACTACGTCGGCTGGGCGCGCGCGGTGGCAGGCGTGACGCGCGCCTGGTGCAATCCAGTCGGCTTCGGGCCCGGCACTGTCGTCGTGTACACGATGTTCGACCAGGCGGAATCCGGCAACAACGGGTTTCCGGTCGGAACCGATGGCGTCGCGACGAACGAGAAGCGCGGCGCGCCGGCCACCGGTGACCAGCTCACGGTCGCGAACTCGATTTACCCGTTGCGCCCCGTCACGGCACTCGTCTATTCGTGCGGCCCGATCCCGACTGCGATCGACTTCACGATCACTGGGACGGCCAACTTCACCGCGGCGCAGAAGGCCGCGATCGAGGCGGCTATCTCGGGGATCTTCGTGTTGTACGGATCGCCGGTAGGAGCGGGCAGTCAGAACGGCGTCGTTGACCTTTCGTACATCGATTCCGCGATCGCCGCGATTGCGGGCACGCAGGGCTTCGTGATCACGTCGCCGCTGCAGAACATCGTCGGAACGACGGGACAACTTCCGGTACTCGGCAACATCACCTGGCTTCCCTAAATGAGCGCACCGAACTATTCGGCGACCGACTTCGAGTCGGCGTTGCATGCGCTCATGCCTCGCGGATTGGCGTGGCCGCGCGATCCCAGTTCGGTGATGGGGCTGTCGATCGCGGCGCTAGCGCCGATCTGGGCTCGGCATGTCGCAGCGAACAACTTCCTGCTTATCGATGCATTTCCATCAACAACGGTCGAGCTGCTGCCGGAATGGGAGGCGACCCTCGGGCTTCCTGATCCGTGCGCGGGTGAGGCCCCAACGATTGCGCAGCGACAGGCACAAGTCGTTGCCCGATTCGCGAACAGCGGCGGCGCGTCGATCGCGTACTTCGTCAACTACGCGGAAAACCTCGGGTTCGACGTAACGGTCAGTGAGTTCACGCCGTTTCGTGTCGGGGTGCATGCCGCGGGCGATTCCGTTGGTGCAGAGGGATGGGCTCACACGTGGCGCATCAACGCGCCGTCGACAACGATCAACTACTTCCGCGCCGGCCTTTCGGCCGCAGGAGAGCCCCTCGAATCGTGGGGTAACGCGGTCCTCTTTTGCGAAATCAATTCGCTGAAGCCCGCACACACGCTGGTGATCATCGCCAACCCTGGTTTCTTGGATTCGACCTTCAGGCTCGACTCAACGACTCTGTCATAGAGGCATTCATGTTTCGTACCGATCAGAACACGGCTGTTACATCGCTGCCCGTTCCGGCGCCGGCGGGGACGCCCGGCTTTTTCACCGGCGGAAACCCGGCAACCGGTCAGGCGGCCACCATTCTCGATGCTGACTGGCTGAATATGGTTCAAGAGGAGCTCATGAGCGTCCTCGCAGCTGCGAGCATCGCTCCCAGTAAGACCACGTACACCCAGATTGTGACGGCGATCCGAGCGCTGATTGCTTCCTCGGTCGGCGTGATCAAGGGCATCGCTCGTTTCACTTCGAGCACTTCGTTCACGGTTCCCGCTGGCGTTACGACCGTCTATGCGAGTGGGTGTGCTGCGGGAGGGGCTGCGGGCTCGGGCGGCGCTGGTTCGGTATCGAGTACGGCGGCCTGGTCGGCGGGCGGTGGCGGTGGTGGCGCCGGCCAATCGATGATTCGCGTTCCCTATACGGTCGTGCCCGGGAGCGTGATCAGCATCACGATTCCGGCTGCAGCGACGGGCGGCGCAGCGCCGACGTCGGGCAACGGCAACAACGGAGCATCAGGCGGGAACCTGGTCATCTCAGGCGCGGGATTCAACGGGGGTACGCCGGTGACGCTGGCAGGTGGTAACGGCGGCTCCGGTGGGCTGGCGGTCACATCCTCCAACGCGGCAGGCGGCTCAGGCGGTGCCGGCTTTCCGGGTGGCACTTACGGTTCCGACACGACGGCCAACAATGCGAGCGGCACTGGGGGTGTTGGCGCAAGTTCGCCTTTCGGCGGCGGTGGCGGCGCTGGCCGTGGTGCCGCAGGTGGTGGCATTGCCGGCGCGAGCGGGTACGGGTTTGGCTCGGGCGGCGGCGGTGGTGGCGGGGTTTACATCGCGGGCGGCGGCAACGGCGGGGCGGGCGGCAACAGCGGCCCGGGTTTTCTGATTTTCGAATGGTGATCACATGACAATTTCCAGCTATGCGATCGTCGAGAACGGCGTCGTCGTGAACATCGTGCTGTGGGACGGTAAAGCCGAATGGGCCGCGCCGGATAACTGCCAGGTTGTTGCGGCGATTGCCGGTGCCGAAGTTGGCGGGACGTATGACGGCAAGACTTTTACGCCTGCGCCGCCCCTCCAGAATTCTGCTTCCACCTGAGTGAGGTCGTAATGAAAAGGATTTTTTCCGCTTTCGTGAGCGCGATCTGTGCAATCGGGCTGCTCTCAACGGCGCCGGCGAACGCGCAGTTCATCCCCGGACAATTGCTCACGGCTGGTCAGCTGAACTATGCGTTCTCGAACGTGCTTCCTCTCACGGGCGGCACCCTCACCGGGGCCCTGACGGTGCCGGCGCTCTCGAGCGCAAACGCCACGATCACGGGCGGGACGATTACCGGATTGTCGACGCCGATCCCGCAGTCATCGGGTGGCACCGGGACGACTTCGGGTACCGGGACGGGGTCTGTCGTACTGTCGTCCGGAGCATCGGTCAGCAATCTAACCGTCTCAGCCGGAAAATTCTCCTCTCCGGCCGCTGCCGCGTTCGGCAATCAAACGACCTGGCTTCGATCGTTGATCCCGTGCACGACGGATTGCGCGCAGACGTGGTCCCAATCTGCCGGCGGCGGGGCCGGTCTGCTCGGTGCAACGCGAACTTCCGACAATACGCTCGCGGGTTCGCAAGCTGCGCAGGGCATCGCTGGGTATGCGATCAACGACAACACCGCACAGGTGCAGTCGGCCTATGCGGGTTACTTCGAGGCACGTCGCCTCGCTGGCGCGGGCATTACGCAGGGCAACGAGATCGACATCATCAACCAAGGTTCCGTGGTTGGTATGGACCCGTACAACATGCTCACGACCGGCATCACGCCGGGCATGTGGATTTCATCGGGACGCCCCGACGTAACGGCGAGCGCCGCAAACGCGAGCGCGGCGATCGGCATCATCAACAACAACACCGCCTTCGAGAATGGAATCGTCGTTCAAAGTACGGCGCTGAATTCGTCGACGGGCGAGGCTAACGCGCTCGTGCTACCGCAGAAGGCAGCCGTCACGTGGTTCGGGAGCGCAGGCAATAAGGTTGCGGCGATTCGAAGCGATGCGACATCAGCATCCCTGCGCATGGTGTTCGGCAATGGGCTCCTGGCAGTTCAGGATCTGGCGGGGACCAACAAGCTGACTGTCAGTACATCGGGGGCGGTCACAGCTTCAGCGGGCATTCAGGGCACGACGGTATACGGCACGGGCGGCATTGTGCTGCCCGTCACGACGGTGGCCGGATTGCCGGGCTGCGGAGCCGGCACGAAAGGCTACCTGTATGCCGTATCCGATGCTACGTCGCCGACGTATAACGGCTCGCTTACCGGCGGCGGCTCGATAACGATTCCCGCATTCTGTAACGGGACGTCCTGGACGGCTCACTAATATGCGCATCAGCCAGCAGTAGGGCGCCTTCGGGCGCCCTTTTTCATTTCCGGGGGATGAATGACCGACAACGCATCGGCACGGGCGCGCGTCGAAGAACGCTTTCGCGCCGGGGAACGGCGCTTTTCGAAACTGGAACGGCGAATCGACGAGAGCGATGAGCAGGTGAAAGCGCACTTGCAACAGCAGGACGGGAAGATCGACACGCTCGTCGCCGAGATGGCCGACCTTCGAGCGGATACGAAATCGATTCAAGCGAATACGCAATCGATGGTCGACACGTGGGAGGGCGGCGCGCGTGTCGTTCGCGCGCTTTGCCGGCTCGCTGATGCATGGCGATTCCTCGTGCGGCATGTTGCCGGGCCGACGATCGCGTTCGGCACGGTCGGCGTGATCGTTTTCCGTTACATGAGGCACGAACCGATTCCCGATTGGGCAAATGCGGTCGTGAAGCTGCTTCTGGGATGACCATGACACCACAAATCCTATCCGCCGCGCTGCAGATCCCGCTTTCGCGCGCGACGCCCTGGGCCGACCCGCTCTCGGCAGTGATGGCGCTGTATGCGATCGATTCGCCCGCGCGGCAGGCTGCGTTTCTCGCGCAGTGCGGCCATGAATCCGGCGGATTTCAGTGGCTGCGCGAGCTCTGGGGGCCGACGCCAACTCAGCAATCCTACGAGCCCCCGTCGACGAAGGCGGCGAAGCTCGGGAATACGCAGGCCGGTGATGGTTTCCGGTACCGCGGCGGCGGCCTGCTCCAGATCACCGGCCGTTACAACTTCCGCGTGATGGGCCAGAAGATTGGCGTTGACCTTGAGGGCAACCCCGACCAGATCTCGCAACCCAGCATTGCGGCCGAAGCATCGACCCAGTTCTGGGCCGACAACGCGTTGAGCGCCTTCGCCGATGCAGGCGACTTCCTGTCGATCAGCCGCGCAATCAACCTCGGCAATCCGCGCTCGGTGGCTACGCCGGAAGGCATGACGGGCCGCCTGGCGCTCTGGACCTCCTGTAAAGCGGCGCTCGGCGTCAGCTCGTAATTCTCGGCGCGCATGCGCTACACCTCGCCGCGTTCGCGGCACATATCGGAGATTCGTTCATGACTCGTGCAACCTGGATGAAGTTCATCGCCGGCGTCCTGCTGTTCGGCACCTGGCTCGGCCTCGTGCTGGCCCGTCTCGCGCCGGCGCCCGCTCTTGTCGACGCGATTGGCTATGCGCTCGTCGGCCTCGGGATCTATCACGCGGCCTCGGATGGCGGGAATTTCGTGCTGAAGTTCTTTGCCGGGCTGCTGCTGTTTGGCGCATGGCTGGCGCTCGTCGCCCGGGGCTTAACGCCGGCCGCTGGCCTGGTCGACGCAATCGCGTACACGCTCGCGGGCCTCGGCGTCTATCAGGCGACCGGCAAGCCGTCGCTTGTCACTGGCCTGGTCAAAGGCGTCTCGATGATCCCGGTGACGGTGACGGGCCTCGCGGGTACCGGCAGTGGTGGTGGCGGGGGCGCCGCAGCGACGCCTGCAGCTGCCTCGGCGGCTCCCGTGGTCACGGCGGTTGCAGCTGATTCTCCGGCGGCGCCGGCAGCGGCTACCGACGCTGCACCCGCGCCGGTCCCGGCCGTTGCGGCACAACCGGCGCCGGCCGCGTAATGCGCGCGGCCCTCGTGCTGGCCGCGTGCCTCGCACTGGGCGGTTGCGATTCGCTGCGCTATGCCGGCATCGCGCGGTATGAGGTATCGCCTCTCGTCAACGAGGCCGGCGATCCCGCTGGATGCTGCGTGCTGCGCGTGTGGAACGGCAAGCAGATGGCGACCGTCGAGGCGACGTTCACGCATCAATCCGACAACTCTTATTCGATCTCGCTCCGCGAAACCGACGTTGAAGCATTCGCAGGGCAGGCCACCGCCGCAGCAGCGGCATCCGATGTCGTCGGCGCGGCAACTTCCGCCGCGGTGACGGCGATCAAGACCCTCAAGTAAGGAAGCTCCCATGAAGCGTTTTTCGATGCTGCTCGCGGCAGGCGTTGTCGCGTCCGTCGCGCTGTTCAGCGCATGCTCGTCGTTCTCCCTCCAGACGCCCGCACAGGTCGCCTCGAAGGTCTGCCCGTTGCTTCAGACCGAAATCAGTACGCTGTCGCAGGCCGGCGTTTTCACCGGTGGCGCGGCCGTCACGCTGAACGAGAAGATCGCCCCGAAGGTCGATGCCGCATGCGCAGCTGGTGCGGCAGTCACCGAGGTCAGCGTGCAATCGATCTCGTCGGCGGTCGCGCCGTTGCTCATCACGGTCGTGAAGGAATCCGGGCTGAAGCAGTCCGACCAGGTCACAGCGGTGCTGGCGATCGGCACGATCAAGGGCATGATCGACGCGGCATTCCCGCCGGCAACGGTGACCGCGCCGGCCTCGGGCGCCTCGTCCGTCCCGACTGTGCCGATCGCGCCGGCTGCGATGACGACGTTCCGTCGCGGCGACGTGCTCACGGCCGACGATCTGAATCGCAATTTCGAGGCGCTCAACAAGCGCCTCGAAATGCTCGAAGGCGTGCCGCAGCCGGCCGAGATCAATGGCTTCTGGCGCGCGGTGCCGGCGGTCAATTACCCCGCGGCAGCGATCGCCGGAACGCCGTTGTG